TAGTGCAAATGTTGGTATGCCTTGACAAACAGCTTCTACTCCACTATTGCTACTGTAGGTAACTACACAGTAAGCGGAGTCTAAGTCAGTTTGTAGCCCTGAACCACCGTTGAGCGAGTTCTCTGAATCACAAGAAAAGTTCTTACTAACAGATACGTTTTTTATATTATGCAAGGTCTCAATAGCAGTACCAAGACTATAAACTGTCCTAGGGTGAGGCCGTATTACTATCGGTCGGTCGGTATATTTTCTTAGAGTGTAGATTTGCTCAATAACGAATTCTACAAAGCTGTTATATCCTGCTTCGTACATTTCTATTAATGCGCTATCTTTTTCAACCTGGGCCATTATTAAAATGTTCTCTCCTGGGCTATTCCAGTCAGGAATACTTATTCCAGTGTCTTTCTTAAACTGTTGCCAACGGTTGCTGTCTATGTCGCCGTTATCAAAAATACCAATGCCGTTCTTATAGCTATACCATCCAAATCTTTTATATTCAGGAAACTGACGAAATGCACCTTCTTCGCACACAAGGAATGGCTTATGCTGATCGAGTATGTACTGAAACGCTTGCGGCTGTACCGCTCTATTGTAATTGTAGTACGGATTATATATGTTAAACTGGACATAACAGTCCGCCTCTGGTTTTTCTCGGTTATCTGAGAAGTTTGTAGACACGTAGCTATCGCCAATGGCACTAACACCATTGCCAAAGTGTCCGAGTTTTTTCTTAATTATCGGTTTAAACCCTACTACTCGCATTTGCTGTCTAAATCCCTGGTCAAACTTAGCTTTTTTATATTACCGTTTACACTAAACATAGGATGTAATCTAGCTAGCGTACGAACAGTTACTCTGGTGTCTAATACCGCATCGCCAATCTGTTGGTCTGACGGCAAGTGACCGTGCTCTTGAATAAAATCGACTAATTTATTGGCTCCTAGTGGCGTTAATATATATGAGTATGTCCCTTTGAAATAATTGCCCGTGCCGCTAAAGGTTTTACTCGAAGTGTTCTTTGCTGCTGAGTTGTGATACTTAACTACGTTAAATTCTTCTAACCTGCTGTCTGCAACGTCTTGATTATACGTTCCTTTATACGGATCACAGTTGTCTAGCTTTAGTACGTCAGTAAAGGTGTCTAAGATATTATCAGGAAGGTAATCTAAAAAGTAGCCGTCGTGTTCTAATATAACAATGGGCTCGTCTATTTCAATACAGTGTTGCCAAAGGTAATAATGACTAAAGAAGCAGCCCATTACTCCGGCACGATTCTTCTTAAGTTTCTTTGCTTTCTTGATGCCCGTTGCTGCGTAGTGCTTTTCAGCATCGTGGCCGTTTATTGCGTCAAAGTATTCGACATCAAGGTCAAACATCTTAGCCTGATCGTAGCAATCCTTTGCTACTTCACAAGAGTGCTCGTTATCTTTAAGTCGAATAATAAATGTCTTCATAAACTAGCATCGTCCATTCCTGCTACTCCAAGTTTTATTACGTAGCTCCATTGCTGCCACCTTTCTTTATCATTAAGACATCTTTTTCTCATAGTAACTCTTCTACGTGCGAAACATCCTTATCGATTAGATAATTTTCAATAATCGGATACAGCTTTTCTTTTGTCTTCAATTGTGCTGCTATCCCGTGATCCCCGTCTATCACAAACTTTGATATGTTTTGTTGATCGGGTATCATATTTATATGGTTTACTTCGTGTGAGTGCGAGCCTGCGATAAACAGATAGTCAGTCGAATCTGCAAACTGCATCTCTTTGCATCTTGAATAGTTGATTCTTTTTCGAAGTCCTGTCCAGCGTGGCTCCCAAGGAACTATGTCAGGATGAACAGAATATTGCGGGGCAAAGCCAATGACTTTTGAGACTGGGTGATAGTTAGAAAACATAGTGGCGTTGAATGCGCCCATGCTGTTTCCTATACACATCACCTCGTCCGTTTGGATATGCGATTTGATCTTGTCAATGTCAATGTTGTTGAACCACGACCTTGACAGATCGGATACAAAGATTACATTGTAGCCCAGCTTGTATACGTTAAAGAACTCTGTGTTAATTCCTCTAGGTTCTGTAATCAACCCTGTGAAAGAAACAATAGTCTTTTCTGCACCGATGAACTTTGCAGTGATCTCGGTCATATACTTGCCTTATAGACTTGCGTCTTCCATGCCTGCTACTCTAAGTTTTATAATATTGTTGATAGAAAATCCTTTGGAGTCTAGGGCTTTTAGTATGCCCAACCATTTGTTGCGTAACAGTGCAAATTCGTTGATTAGCAGGTCGTAGTCTACTACTGCTTTTTCGCCGTCTACGTACTTTTCGGCATCACGGCTACTCAGTGCTCGTTGGTAATTTTCAAGGTATTTCTTAAAATACGAACTGCGCACTTTACGCAGTTCGATATTCAAGTAGTTGAGGATAGCTTCGATTTCTTGCAGTTGATTAAATCTCTGCTCAATAATACCAGGCATTAACGCCGCAGCTTTTTCAATGCTTCCTTTGATCTTTACCTCAGTACGAGCATCTTCTAATTCAGTTTCAAAATGCTGTATAGCATCTGGAATCTTAGATGTGTCGTTTGAAACAGTGTGGTACCAGCCCATTTAATCCTCGGTGTCAGGTGAATCAATATCTAGATAATAGTTTATTGCTTCATCTAGATGAGCATCCATGCCCAGTGAATCCATTAGTGTCATGTCATCAATTCCTTGATCTGCAAGCAGGTCAATGTACTTTTCAGCAGCTATTTCTAGCTGCTTCTTGTCCATGTACTGCTTAAACAACATCCATACTTCGCTTGCGTTTTCGTCATTCATTCCCAGTTGGCTCCTCAATATGATCTTGGGTGTCTTCTTCGTCAGCGCTATTTACCTCTTCTTCAGATTTGGCTCTTAGATTATAGAAGTCCTTCATTAGCATATCGAGTTTCTCACCAGTCCACTTTTTGCGGAACTCTAGGTGTTCTTCACCACTGCTGTCAATATACCTGAGACGGTTGCCCTGCTTAACAAGAAGTCCTTTCTTCTCAAACAAATCAACTAGTCCTGAGTATGGGTTCATTCCGCCGTCATAAGGGATTTTTACTTGCACACTTTCAAATGGTTTTGCGTAGCGTGTTTTCATTACCTTACATGCTGCTCTGATGCCCCTTACGTCTGCAATCTTGTTGCCATCCTCATCCTCTTTGAGTTTGAGTTTTCTCATAGCAACTACAATTGAGCTGGCGTAGATAAAGCCTTGGCCACCCGAGATTTTGTCATCTGGGTCAAACATATCCTGGCTTGCGTATGTGTGGTTTGTACACACAAGACCTACGTTGTAGGCACCGATCATGTTTACAGTATTGCGAACAAGACTTGCAAGTGCTTTGGGCTTACGACCCATGTCACCTTTCATATCGCCTTTCTGGAACTGGTCGACGTCAGTTGGCGTCATCATCATACCAAGACTGTCGACTACAAACAATACTTTAGGACGGTCTTCTTCTGCCATTTCCTTGTAGTCCTGCATGAAGGTGTACATTGTTTTAGCAACGTCATCGATCATGCTCATGCTCAGTTTAAGCATTTTGTCTTCACCAGTTTCTACGCCTAGCGCGTGTAGCCATGCTTCGTCTAGTGCGTTCTCTGAGTCGATCAACACAACGTAGATGCCTTGGTCCTGTGCGTCTTTGATAATGTTGCCTGAGCAGATATAACTCTTACCTGCACCCGACTCGCCAGCAAACACTGTTACCTTGCCCAATGGCACACCTTTGTAAAAGTCGCCGCTGATAAGATAATTGAGAGCGTAGTTTCCTGTTGAGATCCAATCCGTAGGATCATTAAAGCCGGCACTCATACCGGTAATCGATTTTGTTAACTCTTTTCGAAATTTAGTCGGATCGAAAGATTTAGCCATAGTGACTCCTCTATTAATTAAAAGAAGGGGGATTGCTCCCCCTGTGTGCTATTACTGGTTCTGACGTGAACGAATCATTGACAGAATGTCTTGGGCGCTACCGCTGCCTTCTGACTTTTCCTCTGCCTTGTCTTCAGTCTTGTCTTCGTTCCAAGGAAGTTCACCTTCCTCTTCACTAACGTCAACTTTTGACTCAGCTTTCGGTTCTGGCTTTGATTCAGCCTTTGGTGCTGGCTTTGACTCTGGCTTTGATTCCTTGTTAGGATCACCTGTCTTTGATGCCATGCCTGCTGGACGGTAGTACTGGCTCCAGCGATCTGGATCGTACGGTTCGCCGTCGACACTAGCTTCAAACATTTCACTGATTACTTTCAGTACAGTTTCGTCTGGTTCCTTTGGCAGGAACTCTGCTAGGTCTTTGAGACCGTGCTCTTCAACAGCTTTCATTTCTGTTTCAGATAGCGGACGATCACGACGTGCCCAGTTTGATGTAGAGTAGTCAGCATAGCCGCCCTTGCTGGTCTTGTTCAGACGGAAATCAACGCCAGCTGTGTAGTCAGTTGGCAAGTCTTCCATGTCTGGATCCATAAGAGCCTGCTTGATGATTTGGAAAATCTGTGGTCCGATGATAAACCTACGGATAGGGTTTTCTGGCGGATTGTCTTCTTTAAGTGCGTCGTCTGTTACGAAGCCCTGGAAGATGTAAGAACGCTTTTTCCAATACTTACGACCCATGTCTTCTAGGTTCGGATCTTTGAACCAACCACGTACCTCAGAAAGGATCGGGCAAGTCTTGCCATACATTTCCATGCAGGGAACTGATACAATCACTGGACGTGAGTCAGTTTCGCCTTTAATGCCAGGAAACGGCAGTTTGATCATAAGACGTTCTTGCCAGAAGAATGTGTTTTCAGTGTTGCCATCAGGTAAGAAGCGTAGTGTTGTGCTCTCGCCTTCTTTGATGTTCCAGAATGGATAAACGGCGTTGTCGCCAGGTGTGTTGTTGCCTCCGCCTTTGTTTGCTTCTTGTTCTTTAAGTTTCGCGCGGATTTCTGATAATGATGCCATAGTAATATGCCTCCTAATTTTGCCTATATTTGCCTATGTTTTGCAGCTCTTAACTGCTTGTGCCTTTAGTGTGTAGCACAATGTTTAATACTACACAATGTTATTTATCTTGTCAAGCGATTTTTTCTAAGAAAATGAACAACTTAGCTGGTCTTAGAGACCAGCTAAGTGCCTGATGCGATCAAACTCGCCATTCTCAGATTCTGCAGGTGTTGACTCGTGCCTGCCGCCTGGGCTGTACTGCTCAAACGTGTGGTTGACTCTTTCAATAAAGGTTTTTGCTGGTTCTACGAACTCGTCACCGTAATCTTTTTCTACCATAGTAAGTACTGCGGTTTCACCTTTAGGAAAAGCCCCTGTTGAGCGATCGTAGAAGCTGAGTATGAACTCACTCAGTGGAGTCTGCTGCTCCTTGACCGCTTCGTCTTCCGGAGCACTTGGACTTGCTTCAGGCAGTGCTTCGAGAGCTTTCTTTAGTTCGTTTTCCTTTTTAACGATATGCTGTAGCATATCCTTTTCACCAGACTTCCAAGCATCCATTTTTAGAGGCTTTAGATCTGCTAGTTTGCGCATGATCTGATCTCTTGCAGATTCTGTGCCTACTTTGTTTGCTAGGTCGTCTACTGAGATCTCTGTAACAGGCGTGTCTGCCCACTCGCCCATCAGCTGGTTGAAATGCTCTTCAATTTCTCGTTCAAACTGAGATTCTTTAGGAACACAGTTTGGAACTTCTTTGCCGTTTTTCTTTTTCATACCAACCTGTTTGTAGTTATCCCAGCAAGGATCTTCATCTTCTGAAACATCTTTGCCCGGCTTAATGCCATAACGTCTTTTAAGCTCTTGATTAATCAACTTCGTTTGAAGACCGCGTTCGCTTCCGTCACCTGGCTTTTCGCCAACGTCTTTAGCTAGCATCTTCAACTGATCGTCAGTCATAGCACGAACTCTTTTCTGTATATCTTTAGG